TAGATGTTCCGATACGGCGGTTGCGCTGCATGATGGCGTTAGTCTCTTCCCAGTGAGTAGGAAGCAAGGTTACTGTCTTTGCGTAGAGGTAAGCAAACTTCAAAGTACGCTTGAAGTCTTCTAGTGACTCGTGACGGTTCAAGTAGGTTTCTACAAGGGTACACATCTCGAATGACTCTAGTGACTGCTCTGCACAAGGGTTATACCCGACTACTCGGTGGTCCTTGTTGTTCGGAGCATCCTTTAGGCGACCATACTTGCGTGACTGGTCCATCCAGATAACTCCAGGCTCACCATTGCGGATGATGCCATCAACAATAGGGCTGAAGTCAGTTCCAACTGAAACCTCTACTGAGTTGTTAGACATCCAAGCCCAGCCTGGAGCCTCTGCGTCATATGAGTTACGCTCAGGGAATCGCTCTGCGTTCTTTAGGTTTAGGAAGTCTTCGTCGTCAATGCGACCGATTAGAAGCTCCGCTGAACGGCGAACGTTACCAGCAACAACAGCAACACCAATCATGTTGCCAATGTCAGCGATGTCCTTGCGAGTTAGCTGCTCACCTTCACGACCAAGGAAAATCTTGCGGATACCATTGTGCAACTTCATCAGAGGCTCAGGACCAGATGCTGTTCCACCGAAGGTCTTGATAGGCTCACCATATGGGCGAACCTGGTCGTAGTTGAAGTCCCAGCTAGGCTGTCCTGGCTTTAGGAACGAGTTGATAACCGCTGCTAGTGACTCAGCCCAACCCTGACGAGTATCAGGAATGTCGTAAGTCTGTGGAGCGCCTGGAGCGTAAATCTCAAAGCCCTTGTCTGCACCCTTGTCATCAAAGCCAACGCCAACGCCAAGCATAGATGCTTCCATAAGGAAGTTGAATGGCTTTGCTGGGTTGTTCTTGGTCATCTCGTTGGTTGAGACAAATGCACAGTTCTGGAGGGCTGCTGAGTTCTTCTGAACATTAACGATGTCAGTTCCCATAACCCATAGGCCACGACCAGGTGGGGTCCACTTTAGGTCAAATAGACGGCTAAAGAACTCCTTTGCTGAAGCCTGTGCTTTTGCGTCTGACCAAGGCAGTCTCTGTTGCTTCGCATAGTCCTTCTGAAGGCTGTAGGTGCCATTTGTGACACGTTCACATACATCTGCCCAAGTTTCCTTTGTTCCGTCTTCCTTGAGCCTGCTGTAGGTTCTCAGGAAGGTAATTTCACCCACTGAGTTACCGGCAACATCGGTGTAACCGAATGGTGCTTGTTTTTTGCGATAATCGCTGACGAATTCGTCTGTGAGCTTGAATGAAAAGATGCTCATATGTCCTCCTTTAAAGGTTAGTGTTTTGGGGTTGGTCTACCATTATAACATACCCCACAGACAAAAGCAAATCCCCCACCCCGAAGGGTGAGGGACTGCAATTTGGAGCTAGGTTTAGCTTGCGCCACCGCGTGATGCAATGGTACCAGCTGGAACCAAGAAGCCACCAGTAGCGATGTGACGAATACGCATCTCGAAGTCGTCGTTGTCGAAACCACCGTCGCGAGCAGGAACTGCACCGCCACCAAGGTATAGACCGCCGTTAGCCTTAACGCGAAGCTCTGGAGTCTCGTATCCACGAAGGAAACCAAGAGCAACTGAAGGGTTCAAGGTTGCAGATGGAACTGGGATTAGGAACCAGAAAGCGTCTGCGCTTGAGTTAATCTTCTTAATCCAAGGGTTTACAACAATCTCAATCTGTGAGCCGATTGGGTTACCAGAGATGGTGCGAGTTGCAACATCACCAGTGGTTACGTCGGTCTGAACTGACTGAACTGCAAGAATCTTGCGAGCAGTCAACTCTAGAGACGCAGGGATAACCAATGCGAAACGTGAGATAGGAGTTACTACCTGGCCGTTGTAAACCTGGGTGTTAGCAGCCTGGATTGCAAGCTCTAGGTTCTCAAGGGTTAGGGCGTAGTTGAACAAGTTGCCGTTGGTTGAGTTGAAGTTAGTAGCGTTCAAGCCAGAAGCTGAAACAAGCTGCTTAGTAACTTCTTCGTCTTCCTTGCCAGCAGCCTTTAGGCCAAGCTCAACAGGTAGACGCTCTAGAAGACCGATGTTGCCATCGTTAACGATTGACTCCCATGAGAAACGGATACGCTGACCGGCCTTCTTTAGCTGGATTGACTGCTCAGTAGCAGCAAACCAACCGGCGGTTGGGTACTCGTCATACTCGCCAACGGTAGGAAGTGAGCCAGCGCGGAATGTGTCTCCAGCGTTGTCCTTACCCTCGTCTTCGTAGGCTAGGTTCATGTATGTCTGTGGGCGGAAGTCATCAAGGACTAGCTTGCTTGCGAAACGGTCCCAAACCTTTGGAGCTGCCTGGTAGTTCTCAAGAAGAATCTTGTTGATGGCTGGAGCCAACTGCACAGGAAGGTCTGAAGTAGAGATACCTTCTTGTAGCTTTAGCTTGTCTGCGCGGTCGCCGCGTAGTGCACCTTCGAGTAGCTTTGCAGCCTCTAGGTTGCGTGGGGTAATGTTTTCAGTCATTGTCTATATCCTTACGCTGCTGATGGAACTAGGCGAACGTAGACAGTGCCAGCTGAAGTGCCAGCCTTTGCTGCGATTGCGTGTCCGATGAACTTGTTGCCTGAAGCAGTAACGTTGATAACGCCAGCTGAGGTAACATATACGGCTGCACCAACAGTAACTGCTACTGAGGTGGTTAGGGCTACAACGCCATTTAGCTTGAGGGTAGTGTAGTAGTTACCGTCTTCGCCTACTGCTGCGTCGCGCTGTGCGATTCCGACAATCTGACCAACCTGAACCAAGTCACCTGAGTTAACAGTGCTTGCAACAGGGAAAACCAGCTCATTGCCGTCTTTGTAAATCTCGTTAAGAGCCATTTACTTTTCCTTTTCTTACTTAACGCCAGTGATGCGAGAAGTAACTGCTTCCCACTCGTCGACTAGGCTTGACTTGTTTGCTTCCTGGATAACACCAGTGGTGTCTTCAGTGGCAGGGGTTTCTACAGCAGCAACCTCAGCAGCGATTTCAGCAACATATGCCTGCTCCGCTTCAATTAGCTCTGCTACAGTTTTTTCGTTGGTCTCTGACTTCAGGGTCTCTGCTACACGAGCAATTGCCTTCTGTGGTAGACCGGACTCGTTGAACTGCAATGCTACGTCAACTGGGTTTAGTGCTTCAGCTAGTTCTTCAACAGCCTCTTCACCTTCCACGATTTCAGCAGGCTTTGCAGCCTCAGCCAGAATCGAAACTGACTCGACTACAGGCGTGAGTGCCTCAACGAAGGCAGTCTTGAGTTCAGCGATTGCTGACTCAAATTCTTCCTTAGTAATGGACATTCCATTTCCTTCCGATACGGATTCTGCAACCGGAGTGGTTTCAGTATCTTTTCTGGTGTAGCTCTCGAGAAGGTTCAAAAACTTTCCTCCTGCGCCAGCTACGGTTACAACATCAACGCTGGTCATAGGGTCTGACACAAGCGATTCGATGATGGGTCCTTGACGACCCTCTGCCTCACCAACAGTAGCATTACCTAGTGCGTGGATTGACAAGCCTACATCCCCAGCCATCTCCTTGATAATAGGAGCATAGTGAGAATAAAATTCGATTTCTGCAACAAGACCGTTCTCTGAGAACACAGCATCAGAGGTTAGCTTACCAGCAAGCTGGTGAACGTCACGCTCTGGGCGGTCAGATGATTCGGTGGCAGATGGGTGATTCATAAAGACTTTGGTACCAGCCTTGAAAACCTGAGGTCCGTACTCGGCAAGCATATCTGCACCGTAGTAACCAGATGAACCCCAACCGGCTTCAATAACTTTTACACTCCACTTATTACCCTTTTTAGTTGGGGTAGCGAGTGAGGCGTTCTCATTCAGCGTTACTGACATATTTCTCCAATAAGTTATTTACTAAACACTATTATAGCATACAATGTGTTATGCAGTAGGTTTTGCATCCTGTGTTCTAGTGTCGTTTGTGTTGTCCTGCATTGAACCAACTGAGCCAGAGTTTCCCTGGCTTGGAACAGCTGATGTATCATTGCTGTTCTGTGTGTCATTTTGTTGGTCAGGTACAGTATCAACCATGCCGTCATCTGGAACCATGTCGTGCAACTTAGCAATGTCGAGAACCTCAAGGATTGCTTCGCGGTACTCATCCTGGTGAATAGCCTTTGACTCAAATGCAAGGGCAAGAGCCTGGGTCATTCTCTGTGAAGGTTCAGTCTCAATCTTTGGCCAGTTGATAGAAAGTGTGTCAGGGTTTGCACCAATGAACTTCATAATGCGACGGTAGAACATTGACCAAACCTGCTGGCGAGCTTCCATAGCCTTCACAGTAGGAACATCTAGAGTCTGTGCAGTTCCGTAAGCACCCGATGTGCCAGGGTCTGATAGAAGTGCAACAACAGATACCTCAAGTGCAGATGCAACCATCGAACCCAATGGGCGACCGTTAGTCAGGTCAATTGTTGAGCTTGAGCGTGGCATAGATGATAGCTCTACATCGGCACCCATCACAGCGGTAGAACCTGCCTGAGTTGGAGTTGCGATAGTCGCAGCAGCTGCGTTAACGCCAGCCTTGGTCTTTGACTTCAACTGCCATGCGAACATTGACAGGGCCTTCAGCATACGAGAACCGTCTTTTAGGTAGTCGTTGTAAGCGTGTGCCCAAGGAAGTGCAGGGAAAGCATCTGGAACACCCCAGATTTGACCAGCACGACGGTTTACACGAGATGCAAACATACGGTATGAACGGTCAACTCGCTGGTTCTGGATGGTAGCTGCGAACTTGCCACCCATAGGCTCGTAAGTGTCAGCTGGGTACCAGACGTTCATCTGAACAGCTTTAGGAGATGAAGCGTTAAGCTCCTGCTCGTAGCGAGTCCATGAACGGCGGTAGTAGCGGATTGCTTCTGGGTCATCAGGGTCAGTCACAACGCCAGTAACCTCATTGAAAGGCACACGCTGGAACTTCTTGCTGGTGATTGAACCAAGTACAAAGAACTGACCATCTGTGAAGTGGCTACGCTCGTTGATTACCTGAGCTTCAGATGAGAACAGAACATCCTGGTTCTGCTGGTCCATCATGGCTTTCTTGACGCGAGGTGGCTGTTCACCGAAGGTAACGCCACGACCGAAGATGTAAGATGTACGCAGACCGCAACCACGCTTAAGCAGTGGGTTAGCCTCAGAGGTTTCTCGGATTACATCCGCTGCCTTCTGAAGCTGGTCAAGCTGGAATGAGTCATTCAGCGCAACAGAGCCAAGTGCGTTCCAGCCCTTGTCCTCAAATGCTAGGATTGCGCTCGCCATAGCGGCGTAACTCTCCGAGAGAACCTCGTTCTCGTTCATTAGCGACTGAATTTGTGAAGAAAAGTCCTCAGAAGTCATTAAAAAGTCCTTAAAAAGTAGTGTAATACTATTGTATCACACATTCAGGACAATTTACCAAGTCCAGGTGCTGTAAAAAGGGTGCTCTGCATCCAGTTCGTTTGTATCCCAAGTGATAACATCGCCAGGCTTCTTATCGCCATAAGCAGAGTTGCTCAAGTAATCCAGATTCACAGTGGCATAGACTAGGGCATCTAGGTGGTCGGGGGACTTAACGCCTCGTGAGCGCATATCATCCTTCGACTCAATCTGAATCGCACCTTTATTAGTGAACTTATACTGAATCATCAATAGCTCATCAAGCAATTGCTTGTCATCTGGGTCAAGGTCAATCTCGCCAGCCAGCATCTGCTCTCGTAGAGAGTCGAAGTTATATGCACGAGCGTTACCCCAGCGGTTGTTGTCAGGGCTTGCAGCAGAACCCAGCATAGAGATAACTGTGTACGAGTCCCTGGCAAGGTTTACCAGGATATCGATAATCGGGCCACCAAGACCAGCACCATCGACTCGGACTTCTTTACAGCCATGCTCGATGGCAAGCCTGTGAATCCTGTTAGCACTCTCAATAGCAGTAGCTTTAGTCCAGCTCTCTAGCTTACGGCTTCTGCCACCTCGGTTGATGTAAACCACAGAGTCATCCTCACCGAAGCGAGCAACGTCGCAGCCGAGCTTAGGGATGATGTCGTAGTCTTCTGTGATGGTGGTGTCAATCGCTCTATCAAGGGCAATCTGCGAGTAGAAGGTGTTGTCAGCTTCATCTGGGAACTCAGCAAGGATTTTCGATTTATAACGAGCTGAGTCAACGCCCCATGAAATCTTCTGACGTTCAACCCACTCAGGCTGAATCAAAAGCGGCTTAAGCTCCTCTGAGATAACCTCATCTGTGAAGTTAGGTGTATCAAAGGCCGAAATCTTAATCTTGGTCCAAGTAGGGTCTTCTCGGAAGATTCTGTGGAAAGGTGTACCACGAGAGTCGGGGTTACCAATCGCCAAAACACGAGCACCCTCAGTGTTAGTAACCGCTTCAGTCGCAGTATACAAATCCTCTGGGATACCACCGGCCTCATCCAGGACCACCATAACATAACGTCTGTGGATACCCTGGAAGGCGCTAACAATGTCCTTATCGGCAGGTCTACGGCCCCATGCCATAACCGTACCGTCATCGAGCTTCCACTCCTGCGACTGCGTGATATAACCAGGCAGCGTGTGGCCATGCTCTTTAGCAAGGCGGAAGTTATCCTGAATCTCTTTAAATAGCACTCGAGCAATCTGGATGTATGTCGGTGCCGAACAAATCACAGCAACATCGCGAGGGTCATGTACAGCAACCCACCAGACAGCCAAAATACCGGCAAGGCCGGACTTACCAGCACCGTTGCAAGATACCACCGCAGTGTGGCTGTTGTTAACTACAGAGTTAGCAATCTCACGCTGCTTAGACCAAAGCTCTTTACCAAGCACTTCCTTAGCCCACAGGGCAGGGTCAGTCAGGTACTCGGCCTTCTTAGACCGACCACGAAGGTCTGCGATAACCGCATCTAGTACGTTGTTTATCATCGGGTAGTTTTACTCTTCTACAATTTCATTCTTAGCGTGTTGCAAGCCTTCTGCAACAAGCTCTTCAAGCTCGCCTCTGGTAATCTGAGGGTAACGCTCTTCGAGTTCGTCCTTAGCGAACGTCAGTGCTGTATCCATAGCTCGTAGCAATACACGCTCCTGGAACTGAGTCAGTTTAATCATGTTCTCATCCAGAGCCTGCTGCTGACCGTCAAGACGCTTACCGATGGTCTCAAGAGTCTTCAGCATCAAACGCTGGCTATCCAGGTCACCACCCTTAGACTGCTCCTGTAGCTGGTTCTTTAAATCATGTAGCTCAGTTAGTAGCAGCTGACGTTGTTCGTGCTCAGTCCAGACGTTGCGAGTCTGAAGCAGCTGCTTAACATGATGCACAGCCTGAGCAGCAGGGATACCTGTCATGCGCTCCATCTCGGCACCTGACTTGCCACCAGCGGCTGCCTTAATCAGGATGTCATCTAGCAGTGCGATTGGTGAGTGTGAGCTTATTGAGCTTAGGGGGTATGATGCCATTTATAAACCTTTATTCCAGACTAGCTTCTGTGCCTCAAACTGAATACGAGCTTCTGTGAGTGTGGTCTCTAGCTTCTCAACCTTATTCACAAGGTCATTGTGACGGTTGATTAGCTCCTGCACAACGTGCTGCATCTCGAAGATTACTTCAAGAGCCTCATTTAGCTCCTGCTGTGTGTTGGCTGATTCTTCTGGAAGTGGTGCGTCTGTTAATCCGCGTGACATTTATGCTCCTTGAATGTTTTAAAAATTATGCGAAAAAAATTTTGAGTTGGGTTTTTAGATAGATGTGTATTTAGTTAGACATCTAGGCGATAGGTCTGAATGGCCTCATCAATAAGGTCCCAGGCTTCGTAGTCTGGCTCCATCTCAAAGTATACGATGTCGCAGTCGCCTGTAGTAGGGTCGCAGAAGGTAGCTCGCCAGACCTCAGTGTCTGAGTCTAGGGTAGCTGGGTCGTGGATGTCTAGTGACATGGTGAAGTCACCGATGCCTGACATTGAAACTGTTATTTCGCTCATACTGCTATCTTACCACATAAAGGTTGGTTGTAGCAAAAATAGGGGCAAAAAATTTTGGGAATTTGAGAAAATGGTTATGGTTGTGAGCCCCCCAAAAACCAGCCCCCTAGCCTAAGTAAAATGATTTCTTTGTGTTTTGATTTGACTTCTGGCGTGTGAGGTGTAGAGTAGTTATTAGTTAGGTAAGTTGCCTAACTAGATGAAAGGTTAGAGATTATGTCAGTTTACATTATCGTTAGAGGCGCTTACACATTCGTTTCAAACGCACTAAATGAACCAGTTGTTTACCTAAGTTTAGCGACAGCCAAAGAGGCACTTGCCGAATTTATCGCAGAATTTGGCGATGCTATCAACTCAGAAGACTATTCAATTAAAGTCTGCCACATAGCCGACAACTAAGCCACTGACCTAGGCAAGTCGCTAAACTGCCTAACCAAACAACCAAACAACCGAAAGGCAACCCAATGAGCGCAACACTAACCCCTCACCTAGACTGTGAACACGCTAACCAAATCGAATACTGGCACGACAACGACAACTGCGAGGCGAACGACTGCGAGGCTATCGAGTGCCTAGACTGTGCCGAATACGCCACCGAGTGCGACAACTAACCAACCCAACCAAACGAAAGGCAACACCAATGAGAAACGCAACCTACAACGACATTCAGCGACTACTAGACAACCGCCAGCCATTCACTGGCAATTCGGCGAGCGCACGAATTGACGGGCAGGGCAACTACCACGTTTACAGTTATGAAACTC